AGAAGAGGAAGACTCTCATTGGAGGAATGCCTCAGACGAAGAAAACTCGGAGGGAAAGAATCAATAATCAGTGCTATGATGGGAGCTGGAATATGCCCTTCAGAAATGCCTGAAAACTGGCTTAAAAAGTACGCTAAAATCGACGTAGAGCAAACAAAAAAATTATTTGAACACCAGCGTAGAGAATTATTTAAAAACGGCTTAGAACGTGTTTTTTATACTAAGTGTTTGCAAGTGCCAGTTATTGCGGACATTGAGTTTAATGGTATGTGCTTAGATACGTCTAAAGTTAAGGAGGTGTACAAACAGTGTCTCTCCGAATTACGACACGTTGAACGTGAGCTAGATGAATTTACTGATGGTCTTAACCCAAGAAGTAATAAGCAAATGTCTGAGTTCATTTATGATGAGCTTAAGTTTGCTATGCCAAAAGATCATAACGGTAATGTTATAACCACTCCTAAAGGAGAAAGAAGTGCTTCATCGGTAGTTATATCGCTACTGAGGCCAAAAACTAGTAAGCAAAAAAAGTTCATAGAATTAAAACAAAAACAGGTGAAACTAAATGCACAAGTTACGAAATCTTTGGAGAAGTTTAATGCGTGTTGTGAGCAGGGCGAAGGTATCCTACACGCCTCTATCAACCAAGCAGTTACTACTACTGGCAGGTACAGCAGTACTGGAAAAACATACAAGTGTCAATTCCAGAATGTGGATCGAGGATTTAAACGATTATTTAGAGCAAGAAAACCAAGCTGGCTGGTGGGTGAAGCTGATGAAGCACAACTGGAGTTCAGAGTCGCTGTCTGGTATGGACGAGATAATCAAGGACTTCGAGACATACAGGGAAATTTTGATGTTCATAAATTTACAGCTGACATCATATATCCAAGAGAACGGGACAGAGTACAGGCTAGACAAAACGCAAAAGCGCATACATTTAAGCCACTCTATGGTGGAACAAGCGGAACACCATCTGAGAGACGTTATTACAGAACGTTTACTGAGAAATACGGGGGAATCTCTGGAGAGCAAGATAAGTGGGTAGATAAGGCGGTAGTAACAAAAGAATTAACACTTCCTACGGGGATGAAGTTTTACTTTCCCTCGTTGAAGGTTACACATACTGGTTATGTTGAGGGTAATACATCAGTTAGAAATTATCCAGTGCAATACTTAGCTACATCTGAGATTGTACCAACAGCACTAGTGTACGCTTGGCATTGCTTTAAAAGTGCAAATGCTGAGTCTTTTATCACAAATACTATACATGATTCAATTATTTGTGAAATTCATCCAGATGAACGGAACTTTTTCATGGATGTGATGTCAGAGTCATTACAGGATTTTCCTGTGAAGTATATGAAGAAACTATATGGTATAGATTTCAACATACCATTAAAAGCTGAAATTAAAACTGGAACTCATTGGGGGTCTTAATATGAATACAGCAGAAGGAGTCGTAGAGACTATAAGAACTGGCAGAGGAGTATCGGTATCAATAAGTGGTGCTTGGTATGGTGCTGGCTTTGATGCAACTAAATTACCTTTTAAGGAAGGTAATACCATTAAATTTGTATATACTGAAAAAGGAATCTATAAGAATATAGATTTGAAATCAGTAGAAGTAGTGGATGCATCAGAGACAAGTAACTTACAACCAGCAGCTTCACCTAAAGTGAAAGTTACAGCTGGAGCAACTGTTACCAGAGACTCATACTGGTCTAACAAAGAAGAAGAGGACAAGTTACGTTCTAAAGAAATTAGATACGAAGCATGTCTACAAAGAGCAATTGCTATGGTTGATTTATTAATTACTTCTGGAGCATTGACCTTAGGTGCTAATGCTAAAAAGAAGGTAGAGATTATAGATAATGCGGTTGATTCGTACACTAAAATCTTTTACACCCAAGCAACTGAGGCTAGAGATGGAGCATACGATGCTCCTTCTCAAGATGATTTAAATAATAATTTAGGAGAGGACACGAGCTATGAATAGTAGATACTTGGACGAAACCCTCGATTACAAACTTGTAGTACAGGGATCTGTCGCATCTAGCGCAAATGGACATGCTGTTTATGCAATAGTCAATAAAGAAACTGACGTAGTAGAGGCTGAAGTACCTTTTTTAGTACAGGGGTATGAAGGTTTACACGAGATGCAAGCTACCTTGGATGATTGGAGAGATAAGTTTGCTGAGAAAGCTAGAAAGAAAGAAGAAGAAGCTAAGATTTTAATTAACTAAGATGAAAGCACTAATAGACGGAGACATTATACTTTACAGGTGTGGCTTTGCTGCACAAAGTAAAGTATATAACCTATCTTTACCATCTTACTTAGGAGAGATTCCTAAGTTTAAGTATAAGAAAGATATGCTTGCTTGGCGTGAAGAATATGCCAAGGGAGAATCTGAGTATACTGTTACTGTAGATACAGTCATAGAACCTGTTGAGAACGCATTAAATAATGTTAAGACTGTCTTGACCGAGGTGAAGAAGTTCTTATCCAATAGGTTTGGTGATGTTGTGCTAGAGGTATTCCTTAGTCCCAAGGCAACCTTTAGAGATGATCTTGCTACTATAAAAATGTACAAAGGTAATAGAGATCCTTTGCATAAACCTCACTGGTACAGCGAGATTAAGGAGTATCTAAAGAATGTGTGGAATGCTGAAGAGCGAGAAGGTCTTGAGGCTGATGATGTTCTGGCTGACCTACAAGATAAAAATACTTGTATTGTTACTACCGACAAAGATTTAGATCAAGTTGCTGGATGGCATTACAATTGGGTTAAAGACCAACTATATGAAGTATCTGCAGAACAGGGCATTCATAGTAAGTATGTGCAAATACTTACGGGAGATTCCACTGATAACATTGAGGGTATCCCAGGTGTTGGGCCAGTTAGCGCAGAGAAATGTCTCGAATGGTGTGAATCAATTGATGATTACGAGCAAGCAATATCCCAAGAGTATGAACATTTTTTTACTCAAACTAAGAAAGGAATAGAAAAATCTAATGAGTATTGTATGACTTGGGATGAAATTTTAGAAGAAACTAGAGCGTTAATAACATTAGGAGAAAGAAAAGATGAACTTAAACAAGAATAATATACTTGGAGAAATGGCTTCTTATGTATCTGTAATAGCCTTTATATCATTTTTTACATATATTGTATACTTATATGCAAAGTCATGAAAAAGAAACAAGAAGATATGTCAGAGACTCTTACTAGAGCAGGTATAGAGAGACTTATGCGCGGAGTTAGCAAAACTAATATAGGAGATATAGAAGATTTGAAATTTGCAAAGCAATTAAAGACAGAACTTAAGAAGAAGGACATTAAAAAATGGCTATTAGATACAGGTCGAAGTTTGAAGAAGAGATTGCTGAGAAGCTAAGAGGAAGTAGAGCAAAATACGAAAAACTTATAATACCATTTTATAAAATTCATACCTATAAACCTGATTGGGTTTTACCTAATGGAGTTATAATTGAAGGCAAGGGTAGATTTACTTCCTACGACAGAGCAAAACATTTATTAATAAAGGAGCAGCAGCCTAGTTTAGATATTAGGTTTGTGTTTAAATATGATAACAAGTTGCATAAAACGTCTAAGACTAGGTACTCAGAGTGGTGTAAACGACACGACTTCAAGTACAGTTTTACGGAAGTACCTAAGGAATGGATAAGGGAGAAGAAGAAATCTATTACTGTTTCAGATGTGGAAGTAGGTCTGAAAAAGGATTAGATAATGAAATGGCGGAATGCCATGAATGCGGAGAACATTCAGTTGTCTCTGTGCTCATGGCGTACGACATATTAAACAGTCTCTACCTACGTGGGGAACTTAATTTAAACTATGAGGAAAATGAATATGAGGAAATATGCTACGACCCTGGTGATTCCTGATTCTCACGATGGTCCTGAATATAATAAGGACAGATTTGAAGCTCTTGGAAACTTCATTGTCGAAAATAGACCTGACAATATAGTTCAAATAGGAGACTTTCTGAATCTGGATTCTATAAACTTCTTTGACAATGCTAAGCCCTTAATAAAAGAAGGGAAGAGATTAAAAGATGATATAGATTCAGGAATAGAAGCTTATGAAAAGATAATGAAACCTATACGTGGCTTGTGGAAAAAACAAGCACGGTGGAAAACTAAAAAGTATAACCCAAATAGATATTGAATGCTTGGAAACCATGAACTACGTACTTGGATATATACCTATATAAACCTGAACTAAGTGGGTTTCTCCCCGAGACAGATTTTGTTGGGGCGGGAAAAGATAAGTGGGATATAATAGAATATAGACAATATGTGTACATTGATGGCACAGCATTTACCCACGCGCCAATGAATAGAAGAGTTAATCAACCCATAAGCGGTGAATACGTTACTAAGAGAGCTACGGAGACGCATAATACTTCAGTAGTATTTGGACACACACATAGATTTGGTGTGCATACTATGAAGAGAACATCTGATGATGTTACAATATCTCCTCTCATACAATCTTGTAACGTTGGTTGGTATGCAGATTATTTACCCGAATACATGGAAGGTAACGAGAGTACGTGTGATTGGTGGTCAGGGTTAGTCATGCTAACTCACACGGGTCAGGGAACTATTGATATAACCCAACACTCTATAGATAGAGTAAAAGAGGAATATCTATGAAAATAATAAATTGCTTGTTACTAAGTATGCTGGTGTTCCTACCAAGTCATGCTGAAATTGCTCAGACTGATAAGTATATGCAAGATGCTACCGCCAATGTACAATGTGCATTAAAGGGCGATATCTGTGATGCCTTTTGGCCAAGACATCAGGAAGGTGTATTAAAGACTGGTGGGCAACAACTTTGGGGTATAAGATTAAAAGAAGAAGGAGGACTACCTCACCACATG